ACAGAAAATAACGTAATTAATTTACCTAACGCAGCTACAACAAATCCAGGCATATTTTATGACCTTATTGTAAGGGTTGCTGTTGCCGGTGATAAAACTACAATTGTTAATATACATGGTTCTGGTGGAAACTTTGTTGGTTCATTAAGTCTTGCTGGTGGTACGGCTGCAAATGCAGTATTTGATAACGCAGGCGATGCACTTACATTTGTAAATAGTACAGTAGTTGGTTCAAGAGCAAGAATAACTTGTTTAACAGATGATGCTACAGATGGTGTTTGGCAAGTAGAATGTCTTGCATCACCTATTGCTACCATCGCATAAATATAAGTGAAATAAGGAGAATATATTATGCTAGGACAACAGTTCTACCATGAAACAATCAGAAAAGTCATTGTTTCTTTTGGTACAATGTTTAACGAGATTAGTCTTGTTCGTAAAAACAATTCTGGAGTAGCCGTTCAAGCTATGAAAGTTCCCCTTGCATATGGGCCTCGGGAAAAGTTCTTACTACGACTGAATGAGGATGCAGACTTAACTAAACAGGTGGCTATCACTCTTCCTCGCATTGGTTTTGAAATTAAAAATCTTTCTTATGACCCTCAAAGAAAATTGAGTCGTGTACAAAAGTTTAAAAAAGTTAAGGGTTCAAATACTAAACAATTAGATACACAGTATATGCCAGTACCATACAATCTTGAAATTGAGTTGTATATTATGGCAAAACAATCTGATGATGCACTGCAAATTGTAGAACAGATTCTTCCTTACTTTCAGCCCGACTATACTCTTACCATTAATGATATGTCAGATATGGGAATTAAAAAAGATGTTCCTATAATCTTAAATAGTATTTCTTATGAAGATAGTTATGATGGGGATTTCACTAGTCGTAGAGCTCTGGTATATACGCTTTCATTTACTGCAAAGTTTTATCTTTATGGTCCTATTACTTCTGAGAAGGTTATTAGGACTGTTCAAGTCGATCAATTTACAGATTTACCAGATCAGTCTCCGAAACGCGAACAGAGATATACTGTTACACCTACGCCTGGAACTGCTGAAGCTGATGATGATTTTGGATTTAATGAAACTACATCATTCTTCCAAGATGCAAAAGGCTTTAATCCAGAAACAGGTGAAGACGATACTGAATCATGACATCAAAAGATTCTGCATTAAGACTTGATAAAGAATTGGGTATTATAGAAAAAATAGTTCCAACTTCTATACCCGAAATCTTACCTAACATAGTAGAAGTTAGTGGAGATGATATAGAGGATGATTACAAATATCAAAGAGATAGTTTTTATAATTTGGTAGAGAAAGGTTCTGTTGCAATTGATGGAATACTTGAACTTGCAAAGGAAAGCGAACATCCAAGAACTTATGAGGTTGCGGGACAGTTGATAAAGAGTGTTGCTGAAGTGGCAGAGAAGTTAGGTGATCTACAGGAAAAGATGCGTAAGTTAAAAGAGGTGCCAAGCAATGCACCTAAAAATGTTACAAACGCACTATTCGTAGGTTCAACTAAAGAATTACAGAAAATGTTGAAGGATAATATTGAGGATGAAAATACTTGAGAATGTAAAAAGTAAGGACATGTGGCCAACAACTACTTACACTTTTACAGTTAATGATATTGATAATGAACTTATAAAAGATGATATTTTAGAGAGAGAACAAAAAGGTTTAGGATTTCGTTTTGATCCAATACAAGGTGGTGGTTGGCAAAGCAATAAAGACTTACTTGATTATGAATTTTCTTTTTTAAAAAAATCTCTTCTTGTTGGCGCAAATGAAATATTAAGTAAAATTTATATTGATGATGCTTCTATTAAGATGATTAATAGTTGGGCTAATATAAGTAGAAAAGGTCAATGCACCATGCCTCATATTCATGAGGAATCTAATTGGTCATGCGTCTATTATGTTACACCAACAGAGGATGCAAATCTTTATCTTAAAGACCCAAGACTATTGGAACATATGGATAAGTCTCATCATTTTTTAAAACAACCATATGCTAATACAATCAGAAAAAGACCTTTTAATGCGGGGGAAGCAATACTCTTTCCAAGTTGGTTAGAACATGGTGTTAGTGCTGGAACTAAAGATGCGATAAGAATAAGTATCGCATGTAATTTTTTGATAGAGGGTTAAATGAAAAAAAATTTATTATGGCCAACGGAAATATATTCTTTTAAAACTGAAATTATAGATAACGATAAAATAAAAGAAATAATTCTAAAAAAGGAAGAAGATGAGTCCAGTAAAAGTATCTCTAATATCGGTGGCTGGCAAAGTGAAGAAGCTTTATTAGAAAAGAATGATTTTTCTGAAATTAAAGATTTTTTGTTTGAGTGCTTTTCTTCCATAAAAAATGAAATTTATAGAGAAGATGTAAAACTTTCTTTAGTTCAAAGTTGGGCTAATGTAAATAGATATGGTCATTATAATGTCGGTCATGTTCATGGTGGTTCTCATTGGTCTTGTAGTTATTATGTAACAGAAACTTATACAGCACCATTGTATTTCATTGATCCAAGAGTGAGAGTTGATATGGATAATTCTCACTTTTTTCTAAAGAATAAATACTTTAACACATTGGGTTCTGAAAAGAGTATGCCCGGTGAGGTTATATTTTTTCCATCTTGGTTGGAACATGCGGTTTCTGTAAATTCTACCAATAATCCAAGGATAAGTATAGCATGTAACTTCTTAATAGAGGGTTAGAAATGGAAACATACTTAGGAAATCCTAATTTAAAGAAGGCCAATGTAACTCAAGAGTGGACTCAACAAGAAGTTGCTGAGTATACTAAGTGTATGAAAGACCCTTTGTATTTCATACAGTCATATATTAAAATTGTTTCTTTGGATGAAGGTTTGGTTCCATTTAAACTCTATGATTTCCAAAAGGAAATGATAGGGACATTTCATAATAATCGGTTTACTATCTGTAAACTCCCCCGTCAGTCTGGCAAATCTACTACTATCATTTCGTACTTGCTGCACTTTGTTTTGTTTAATTCATCTGTGAACGTAGCAATTCTTGCTAATAAGGCCGCTACTGCCAGAGATTTACTTGGTCGATTACAACTTGCATATGAAAATTTACCCAAGTGGTTGCAACAAGGAGTAATGACATGGAACAAGGGGAGCTTAGAATTAGAAAACGGTAGTAAAATATTGGCATCTTCTACTTCTGCAAGTGCTGTTCGTGGTGGGTCTTACAATATTATCTTTTTGGATGAATTTGCATACGTCCCATCAAATGTTGCAGAACAGTTCTTTAGTTCAGTGTATCCAACAATCAGTTCTGGTAAGAAAACTAAAGTAATGATTGTTTCCACTCCACACGGTATGAACATGTTTTATAAGTTGTGGACAGATGCAGAGAATCAAAGAAACACATATATTCCTATTGAAGTACATTGGAGTGAAATTCCAGGCCGTGATGAAGAATGGAAAGAAGAAACAATCAAAAATACTTCAGTATCACAGTTCAATACAGAATTTGAGTGTGAATTTCTTGGGTCTATTGATACCTTAATATCATCACAAAAATTAAAAATAATGGCGTATATAAACCCTATACAATCTAATGCTGGTTTAGATGTATATGAAAAACCACAAGCAGGACATACTTATGTATTGACTGCTGATGTTTCCCGTGGAACTAAAAATGATTATTCTGCATTTATAGTATTTGATGTATCACAAATGCCGTATAGAATTGTTGCAAAATATAGAGATAACGAAATTAAACCGTTATTGTTTCCTACTAAAATCCATGATATTGCTCGTGCGTATAATCAAGCATTTGTATTGATTGAGGTTAATGATATAGGTGAACAAGTTGCATCTACTATGCAATTTGATTTAGAATATGACAACCTTATTATGGCTTCTATGAGGGGTCGAGCAGGACAAATTCTTGGTGGAGGATTTTCTGGTGGACGAGCTCAATTGGGTGTAAGGACAACCAAAGCTGTAAAAAGAATTGGTTGTTCTAATCTTAAACAATTAATAGAAGACAACAAATTAATAATAGAAGATTTAGATATTATTAGTGAGTTATCTACATTTATTGTTAAGGGACAATCTTTTGAGGCTGATGAAGGTTGCACAGATGATTTAGTTGCTTGTTTATTCATATTTGCATGGACCAGTGATCAAACTTATTTTAAAGAGTTGACTGATATGGATGTACGACAGACCATGATGAGAGAACAACAGGACGCTCTGGAACAGGATATGGCGCCATTTGGGTTTGTTGTTACAGGTTTAGAAGATGAAAATATTGGTGAAGTGGTAGATGAATATGGAACCAGATGGAATCCTGTAGTAAGAGATTATGGTTCAAATTGGTAAAGGACTAAATAAATTCAATTAGATCATTATCTATTTTAATCCAACAATTTGAACATAGTATAATTGAGTTGTCCACAAGATAAAATATTTCTTTACGACTTTTATTACTGATGCCAACTCTCTTTGTCAATTTTCGTATTTCTGAATCATGAGGATGGAATTTGAGACATACAGTTTCACTCTCTCCACAATGTTTACAAGCTTTGTTTGCTAAAAATTCATTTAGTAAAACAATTCTTTTACGATAATTTCTACGAGCTACCTTTTTGATAGTGTCTTTATATTTTTCATAATGTGCATTTACCATGAAATTATTTATATGTTATAACACTTATAAAAAAGAGTTTTTGCAAATTGGTTTTTTATAAATATAATTGTAATAACACTCTTATAATAGAGGAGTAACGATATGAGTTTTTTAGTTTCACCTGGCGTACATGTCAGAGAGATTGATCTTACGAATGTAATTCCATCAGTCAATACTACGATTGGTGCAGTTGCTGGGGCATTTGAAAAAGGTCCAGTAAGTTCTGTAACATCAATCAGTTCAGAAGAAGAGTTGGTTGAAATTTTTGGTAAACCAAGTTCTACAAGTAATCAGTTTGAAAGTTGGTTTTCTGCTTCAAATTTCTTGCAATATTCTAATCATATTAAAGTTGTTCGCTGTGAATCAGCAGTTTTAAACGCTGGTGCGAATAGTGGCATTCTCATTCGTGATGAAGATCATTATGAGGCATCCTTCTCCACAGGACAAGGTTCTCATGGTGAGTGGACTGCCCGTACTGCTGGTACTTGGGGCAATTCAATTGGTGTTCAAATTTGTGCGACTGCAACTTCATTTGAACAAGTATTATCTGGCTCCAACTTGACTGTTGGAGAAGATGCTGCCGGTGCAACAACACTTGAAGTTGATGACGCAGACTTGTCTGGCAACGCATTTAACGTAGGTGATTTAATTTCATTCTTCTCCGATTCATCTGGTACAGTTCCAGTTGATAAATTTAACGAATATGATGTTGTTTCAATCTCAAGTGACACTTTAACAATTCGTCTAAAAGATGATCCAAACGGTGCTGGTCTACAAAATACTATTCCAGACAACTCATACATCAGACGTAAGTGGAAATATCACGATTTGTTTGCAAATGCACCTGGCACTTCTCAGTGGGCTACAGATAATGCTCGTGGTTCTGGTGATGAAATGCATGTTGTTGTTTATGACACAACAGGTGATATCACTGGATACGATGCTGATGTTGCTGGTCAGAGAGGTTCTAGTGTTATAGAAACCTTTGCAAGTATGTCAAAAAGTTCAGTTGCTAGAACTGCTCAGGGTAATAGTAATTACTATGCAGACGTAATTTTCAGAGAATCAAATTTCATCTACTGGACAGATCATATTTCTGCTGGTTCAAACTGGGGTACAGATACAACTACTACTTACACTTCAGTTATACCAATTACAATTGATTCTCTTACCGGAGGAACAACTGATCATGCTGTCACTGCTGGTGAACTGGAACTTGCATATGATAAGTTTGCAGACACAGAGACTCATGACATTAATCTTGTAGTTGGTGGTAAAGGCGGTGGTGCTGGTGATACAGCTGCTACTCAAGACACTCATGTAACAATGATTACAGCTCTTGTTGACTCTAGAAAAGATTGTGTGGGATTTGTTTCTCCATATCGTTCTGCGACAGTTGGTGTTGCAAGTTCTGCAGCAACATCTGCTAGGGCAGTCAATAATGTAAAGACAGCATTTGATCTTTGCCCTGCATCATCTTACATGGTTTTTGACAGTACATACAAGTACATGTATGATAAGTACAATGATGTATATCGCTATGTTCCAATGAACG